CGATGTAGACGGTGGCGGCGTGGACGAGTTTCCCCCGTTTGAGATACCAGGGATCTAATTTCTCGGGCAGGGGGTAGATCCGGTCGAGGATCTTCGACACCGACCGGATAGGTTTCCCGTCCCTCCACGGCCAGGTCCCCCCGTCGTCGAAGTGACTCAAGGTGAGGCCGGCCGGGAGGGTATAAGAGATCACGAAGTCCTCCGAACGGTGCCGACATCGGTGAAGGTGACGCCAGGGACGCTCGCCTTCCCCTTCATCAGCTTGGCGTACTTGTTCAACTTCGAGAGATCCGGAGTGCAGAACTCCCGTGGCACCTTGTCGGCATCGGTGACCTCGGCCTGCCAGTTTTCGAGGTTCGACTGGCCCACGGGTTTTGCGACCGGCGCGGCCTGGGCGACTGAGGGTGCCACTGGCGCGTTGCGGACCTCGGCTGCCTGCTCGGGCAGGCCGGCGGCCTCAAGGTTCTTGGCGACCTTCGCCCGCTCGTCGTCGATCTTCTTCTGTTCGGCCTTCCGCGCGACCTCCGCCTCCTCCTCGCGTCGCCGGTCCTCGGCCTTCTTCCAGGCGTACCGCTTGCGGTCCAGGGTCTTGCACGCCTCCAGCGGGTCGTCGATGTACTTCTTCACTAGGGCGCACATGCGCTTCCAGGTTTCGGTGGCCGCTTCCTTCGGCGGGAGGAGTTCGGCCTTCCGCTCCTCCACCTTCACGCGGATGGCCTTGATGATTTCGTCGGCGTCCAGGTAGGTCTGCTCGTCGACCACGGCGAAGGCTGTGGCCTTCTGCATGATCGACTGCATCGCCTTCTCGCTCCTGACCGCCAGGGTTCCGTACTCGGCAAGTTCGATCGGGTTACTCATGCGGCACCTCCCAGGATCTTCTTCTCGCGGTCGGCCGCGATCTCCTTCACCTTCGCAAGGAGTGCCACGAGTTCCGGCTGGTTCGTCTTGGCCTGGTCGGCCATGGCCTTGAAGTCGATGGCCTCGGCGCTGGTGAAGTCCCGGACCTGAATGCTGGTGCCCGGGGCTTTCACACTCTTGGAGAGGAGTTGCATGATCTGTGTGTACTCCCCGCTGGCCGGCTTCTCCTCGTGGTGGACGGGGACCGCGGCGCTCGCGGCGGCGGTTGCGGGTCTGGCCTGCGGTTGATGGATCGGCGCACGCCTACCATCGCCCTCGAGTTTCTGCTCGTTGTCTTCTCCCCTGGCCTGGATCCCGAATGCAGCCTTGAAGGCGTAGCGGCTGGCGTAGGTCAGTGCGGCGCCGGCCTTCTGCGGGTCAGCCATGTAACTGTCGGGATCAATCGGAACGGTGAAGCTGGTCACCTCTTCGTGTCCGTCCTTGTGATGGACGTGGACATGCGCCGTGACAGTTTCTTTCGTCTGATCTGGTTTTAGGGTCCACGAAAGACCCCACCTTACAAACAGATGCTTCACTGGCTCCGCCAGGTCCTCAATTGCGGCGTATTTGTAGGAGAAGCTGCTGTCCTCCCCTTTCCTCGACCTGATGTTCGCAGTCTTCTTCTTGTCGATGATCGGGCAATCAGACTGGAAGCCGGCGAGGGCAGCGAAGAACTGGTCCCGCGCCCACTCGGCCTTCATCTTGTCCCGCATTGCGAGGAGCCTCTCCATCGTTTCGATGGGAAGGTTCTTGTCGATGGCCCGGGCGAGGAGGGCCTGAGGGTCAACCGCGGCGACCGCGGCGATCACCTTGCTGGCCTTCTCGACCTGCGCCTTCTTCCTGACCGCTGGCACCCCGGCGGTCTTTTTGGAAACCTTCGTTTTCATTCCACACCCCTCTTGAAAGAGTTTTCGTGGCGGGGTAGCTTCACAACGGAAGCCTTCACGACTTCCCCTCCATGGCCCGTTGCAAGCCAAACTGCGCGGGCCTTTTCATTTTCCAAAGTGGGGCGCCCACCTCTTCACGGGCGCCCCGGTGAGGCCCAACACTCAGCCGACGACCTACCTCCTTTCTCATCTCAGTTCAGCCCGATGGTGAACGTGGAAATCCTGAAATGCTTCCCCCGATCCGGGGTGAACCCGATGACGACAATTTGGAACGGTCCTTTGACCTTTCTCGTCGCGATCCCGGAATAGAGGGATAGTTTCAATCTAAGCCGTCCCTGTGCTGCTGAGGCCAGGGTCCTCGGGGGATGGGCCTCAGTGCTTTTGCGACATCGACCGCCCGGACTTCCTCACGGCATACTCGGCACAGATTCTCGCCGGGCGCGACTGGATCTTGGCAGACCCAGCAGAACGGTGTTTCGTCAACAGTGGGAATTGCGGTACTCTTCACGACAAGCCTCCTGCGCCCTCGGGCGCTGTCCAAGAAAGCGGTGGCGGGGCACTGTTGCAACTCTCCCCGGCCACCGCAGGAGGCCCGACGCACTATGAAGCGAGTGACGCCGGGCTTCCGCCAAACCCTCTCAGCCCTCCTTCACAAGGCCATACTTCTCGCGGATCGCCAGGTTGATGAGGCGCACCATGGACTCGCCCTCGTTGGCCTCTTTCGCCTTCCGGAGCGCCCGGTAAACGTCTGGATCAAACGGGATGTTCATCCGCATGACCTTCTGCTTCTTCACAGTTCCCCTCCTTCACATACCATGTTGTTAGTGTAAACACACTTTACCAGTCTTGTCAACACTTTTTTTGTGTTTTTTTTGTGTTGCATATGGACACACTTTGTGCTATCTTTGGCCCAATGAGCAGGAAACGGGAGGGGCGCCAGCATGTGCATCTCTTCCTCCCCCCCACAGTATCATTTGCCTTTGCACCTGTCAAGCACTATTGTCGTGCGCAGAGGCAAAATATGAAAACCGCGAAGTTGATCTCGACGACGTTCGCCCTGGTCTTCGGGTTCGTGGTCATCACCAGCGCACTCTATGGGAGACCCGTGATCGGGCTACTCATCCTGGGTCTACTCGTTCAGGGGATCGTGTGGGGCGTGACCGGGATCTTCAGAGCCATCAGGGGTCACCACCACCGCAGCGCTTTTCCGCCCTCGTAGCCCCCGATCACGACAACGGCCACAAGGAGAACGGAGCCCCCGATCTTCAGAATCTTGTTCTCCAACTCCACGGCCTTCGCCCTCGCCTGGATGTCGTCCAGGGCGGCCAGTGCTTTCGCCTGCTTCTGGTCCTCACTGCCCGAGAAATCGGTCAACTTCGAGGAGAGTGCGTCGAAGTAGGTCTGTAGTGTTCCCACTCGAAGCAAGAGCGCGCTGTATGCCGTCGCTGAGTCCTGCTGCTCTTTCTTCCTCGCCGCGTCGTCGAGCGTCTTCTGCGTCGCGTCGTCTTTGATCCGCTGCTGAAGCGTCAGCAAGTTGCTGTCGGAGTCCTGCGAGCTCGCGAGTGCCTGCTCCAGTAATGGCTTCAAGGTCGTGGATACGAAGGATTCGGTCGGCGTAGTCGGCGCTGACGGAAGCACGATAGCCGGCGAGGGCGGCGTCAAGCCCTGACCCGCCGCTGTGGTAGATGGCAAAGACAGCGCCAGCGCCAAGAAGAGCACCGGCCAGAAGTGTGAGTGCATACTTCCCCCAGTTTTTCACGAGTTGAAACTCCCTTTTTGCGGATGGACCGGCGACTCCCTCGAGAATATGACCTTGAGGAAATTGTCGGAGGCCCTCAGCAGACCGATGACCACCACCATGCTGCCATCGGATGAGATGTCGTACACGGCCACGAAATCCCCCACGCGAATCACGTCGGCGTCGTAGATATAGCGGTGGGTTCCTGCCAGTGGTGACCAGTTAGGATCGTCCGAAGCCACGGTGATGGCCATCATCGATTCATTCACGACCACCGTGATGAAATCGGCCCTCCACGTCCCGATGAACGGATTCGCGAACGACGCGACGCTGATGGCCAGGAGAGCAAACAGAGCGAGAATGCCGACTCTCATGGACTCAACCCCCCGGCTTGTCGGTTGTGGTCACCACTGTGGTCACTACCGGCTGGCCGCTTGCCACGACGTTCAGGATGCCGAACGCTGAGAACACCGCCACGGGCCCGCCGAGGAACGGGAGCACCATGTCGCCCGTGAACTTGCCGGTCGCCACCAGCACCACGAACATGAGTACCTGTAAGACCACGCATCCGAGTGCCAGCCAGAACTTTGTACCTGTTCTCATCCTACCCTCCTCAGAATCCGTCTTGATATGAGCGTGCCGTGAAGACGGCAATTGCTCTCTCCGCACGAGTCCCACAACATCCCGGGCGCCAGGTAGACGAAGTGCCCCAGCGTTGTGGTCACCCCGGCCCCGTCCTTGACGACCAGTTCGTAACGCCCGATGTCATGCTCCCTTGGCTGGATCACGTAGCCCATCGGCAGATCGTAGGGCCGTCCGTGGCTGTCCACGCCGATCCCCGCCTTCAGACAGTCCCAGCGCGAACCGTCCCCGCAGAGCCACCCCATCATGTCCCCCGCAGGTCCCACCGTGCAGTCGGGGGTGACGTACCCGCGGCGCAGTGCCTCGACGTGCAACGCCAAGGGGGGTCCCGCTTCCGTGCCGCGTTCGACCTCGGCCGCATGCATGATGGCAAACTCGAAGCAGCCCCACTTCCCCAGGGCCAGGGCAAGGTTCTGAAGTTCTGCGATCATTTCATTCTCCCCATGAGTTCCTCTCCTTCTTGAGCCACTTGATGTCAGCCTTGATTTCTCGAATGTCCCCGGCCATTTCATCTATTTTTGTTTCGTGCGCTTCAAGAGCCGATACTTTTTCTTTGAGGGCAGTCACCTCTTGAAGGTGCCTTCCCTCGACCATTGATGTTTTTTTCCAGACCTGCACGACGGCGATGAGAGAAAGAATGCAGGCGATCGCCGCTACGATGATCCCGACAACGAGCCACGCTTTTTCCATCACAGGTGGACCTCCGCCGAGAACTTGACGTGGAACTCGTCATAGCCACCTTCCCAAAGTGTCTGCTCGCTGTATGTGGGCTGGAACGGCATCACGGGGTGAGTGCAGAGGTGACTCCACCCCACCTCCACGCCGCCGAACCGCACGCCCGCGCGGACCACGCTCTGCAAGGACTGCGGCCAGTAGCCGCCGGGGACCGACCATACGGGGACGCCGAGCGACCCGCCGACGTACAGTCTGCCCCAGGCCCGGACCTCGGCATCCATGACCACGATCAGCGCCGACTCCGTTGACCAGACCGTGGGCGGAGGCTGGTACTGCCACACGTTGTTGTTCGGCGTGTACCCGAGTGTCAGGGCGAAGGCAAGCACCAGCCAGTTCATCCGTCAGTCTCCCATGGACCACTCGACGACGGCCCATCCGACTACACATTGTGCCTGATTGACATTGGTGAGAACCAGAGAAAACGCATAAAACTGACCACTGGAATTGAGCGGAACGTCTACCTCTGTATAGGGTAGCTGGAACCCTCCTGCCGCAGCGGCATAACCATTTCCTCCTACTGTTGGGAATGCCATATAGGTAGGAGTGCCGGTTGGGGTTTGGCCGTTGTTGTCAGAGAGACAGATAGTGAGACCGAAAACACCAGCCGCCGTAACATAAGGAATCACGGCGAAGCGGAGACGTACAACCTTCGCCCCTACGGGTACTCCGTAAGATCCGGTCACCTGAATTGGTGACCCATACCAGCTACCCTGCGCGACAGGAACGAAACTCGTCCCCCTGGCTGTTGTATTTCCCAGCGGCAGGTGCTTGAACTTTCCCAGGTGATACTGAGAGCCATCGGTGTCCACTGTCTGGTGAGGGCAGAACTGGCCTCCGACCACATCCCAGTAGCCGGCTTTCGTTGCAACCAGTTCGATGTATTGGAAAAGGTACGGTGCACCGCTCTGGTCAAGGTTTTGGAGATAGACCTCTGTATTCGCGGCGAGTGAACCGATCGCGTCGCCGGTGTAGGGAACAATCTTGACGAGTCCCGTTGCCAGTGCGCTACCGTCCATGATCTTGACCCGGTACCCGACACACGTAGTCGCTTGCGGAAGGTTCACGATATACGGGTTCGTGGTCGCCGTAATGATGAGTTTTTCAGTGGACCAGGCAACGAGTGTGTAAGGGCTTCCCGTACTCAGAATTGTCGGTGCCTCAAACAACGCCGAAAGGAGTTTAATATCAGCCGACGCAAGGCCCGCTTGCCAGAAAGTGTGAATCCCCAATGTGGTCAGCGCCGCCGCCGCCGACAGATCATCCACGACCGTCTGCATGAACGCACTGATGCCAACACTACTTGCGGGGTCTGCGGGAATAGGATCACCGTTAGTCACGTCGAAATACAGGAAGTGACCCTTGCGAGCGTTCTTGCCAGGGAGTTCCGCAGGAGGTGCGGCATCAGCCAGAGGTGTCTTGATCGCGTAATCAGAGTTCCCCGCGATTCGGTGAATCACGAACAACAGGCGATCCAGCGCCGACTCAAAGGTTCTCGATGGAAACTTCGTCCCGTAGGGGAAGGTGTAGGGTTGGGTCAGGTCAGGATACCGCAACAGCGTCACGGTGTTGGTGGCGTCATAGGAGGCTGTGGTGTAGACGTTCATTCCCGTGATGGTGCTGGTGGCAGTGATGTCGGTTATCACTCCCGCCGAGTCTTGAACCTGCACCAGGATATCGGAGGCGTTTCCTCCGGCGTCCAGATTCACCGAGAAGTTGATCGCATACGGGCCAGTATCACCGCGGCCGGTGTAGGACTTCTTGTACAGTGGATTCGTGACGCTCATCGCTTTACTCCTTCTTCACCGTTGGGCCAGTACCGCTCAAGGTTTTGTAAACTCCCACCACAAGATCGCGCATGGCCTGATAACTCACGCCGGTCGTCAGGCTGATGGTGGTGTTGGCCATGTTGTCCACCATCTTCCACGCCGCTTTCCGGCGGGAGTCCTGACTGGCCGCCGTAAACGCACGGTCCATGAGATAGACATTCCTGCCAGCATCCCCCACGTACTTGTCCAGAAAGAAGGTGTTGGCGTCAGCGGCCGGGGATGAAGGACCGTATTCGATCATACGAAGTCCCGAGCCAACGACATCACGCGCCACGGGCAACCCGCCGATGGCCTGAGTGATCATTTCGTCGGTCCATTTCGGGTCACGCTTGGCGAGCAACTTCGCAAACAAAGTCCGCGCCCCCCATATCGCCGTCGGTTCCAAAGCGCCGAGGATCGCCACGGTACGGAGTGCCTTCCACCATCCGTTCGGCGTGTATTTCGCCTCCATGAACGAACGGCGGACAGCGGAAAGGGCGGCATGAAACTCGGATTGAAACGTGGTGAGTTGTGCCCCCACGGGATTCTTGGAAAGAATCGCCTGCATCTCGGGCAGACTCGATGCGTGCGTACGTTCGACCGAGTATGTGCCGAACTTGGATGCCAGAAATGGCAACTTCTCTGCGGGCATCGCCTTGATCTGGTCGGCGGTCAAGATATTCCCCGTCTCATCCCGCATCGCCAACCCAACGCTGGCAGAAAGGGGCGTATCCCGTGTGCGCAGGGCTTTGATCTCTGCCATGGCTCGGTTGTACGCGCCTTTCATCTCCCCCGCGATGGCCCATTGGGTCAATATTCTCGTCGGAAGCGCCCCTGCCCGGCCCACCTTGCCGAGTATCTTTTGGGGAGTCGTCGATGCGAAGATGTCGGATTGCTCGCGCGTGAAACCTCTGGTACTTCTCTCGTGGTAGTAGGGGTTGACCGCCATCAGAAGATCATGGACACCCTTGGGGTTGAATAGATTTTCGGCGATTCCCGTGAGGCCGTGTCCGAATCCCGCATAGATCATGCCCCGGAACTGTAGTACCGAGTTGATCACGGCGGTCTGCAGGCGTCCGAATAGAATGGCGGTCATGGCCTTACGCCGGAGATCCATCACCATTTTGGCCGCGCCCCGGTTCGGTTCCTTCATTCCCGCCGCATCCTTGAGGTTGCGGTCCATCACCGAGAGAAGCCAGTCCCCTCCACTTCTCGCCCGCACCTGGTCCTGGAAATCCTTGGAGTACAACACGCGCCCGGCGTTGCGGATGTCCTTCTCCATCGATCGGTAGGTTGCGATGTTATCGGCGTGCCGCAAGTAGGCATCCACGGCGCCCCGGATCATCAGGGGTCCGACAAACCCCGTGCGTTCCTGCATGTGGCCCTTGTCCACTCCCGCGCGGGTGAGTCTGTTGGCATATTCCTTTTTCGCGAGCTCGAACTCGATGGGTTCCCCGCGGTTGCCGGGCAAAAGTGTTATGGGCACATAGTCCGCGAGGAGTTCCAAATGTGCACCGTTCACATCATAGGAAACCGAGTCCGCTTCTTGCCCGCGCATTTTGTACTCGCTGGCGAGGATGCCAAGGAGTTCCTTCTCCTTCGGGTCCAATCCAGAAATGATCTGTTGGATTTCCTCGGGCTTGAGGGTGTACTTGTGATAGGGATGATCGCCGTTGACCGTGCCGTACCCGGCCTGAAGATCGGCCAGGTTGTCCGGTCTCTGTGCGTGTTGCCACATTTCCAGCACTTCGTCGCGGGTGAGTTTCACACTCCTACCGCCTCCGAGGTCGAAAGACTTCGGTTCCAATCGCCACCTGTCCAAGTTCAGGTTGTGCTTGGCAGCGAAGTCGTCCAGAGGTTTTCGATACTCGGCGTTGTACTTTGCCTTCACTTCCTCATTGGCAAGTATCTTGCCTTGGAACATTTCATAGCCGTTGGACTGCTCCCCACCGAATGCGGAATTGATCGCAATGTCGGGGTCGTTCACCAAGTCCTTGAGGAACGTTGCGGCCTTTATCCTTGACTTCTCAAACTCACCGGCCATGGTCGGGATGCTGGACTGTATGTTCTCGTCGATGCCCTTTGTCGGGCGCATTTCAGCCGTGATCGTCTTCACGGCAACATCACGGTCCACCACCTGCCCGCGCAAAGTAGCCTTGTTCGCTGTCTGCGCCAATTTCGCGTACATCATCACCGCATCGTGGATTGTGCGCAGATCGTCCACCGACAAATCCCGAAGCGGCGTCTTGCCAAGATCGGCAAGTCTGGCCCGGTCCTCCTTGTTCACGGGGAAGTAGGGATCTTTTTCAAGTGCGGCCGCAATGTCCTTCAAATGACCGAGCGTTTTCTGAGTGTGCCGAACCGTGGCGAATGCATCCTTGACTTCCTCGATGGCCTTTCGGTACTCGTCGGGCATCCGCACACCCTTGGTCTGTATGCCGGCGATATCCTGGATCATTCTGTTGACTGACTTCCGAGCATCGCTCCTGGCACGGTTGACAGCGATGCGGTGTTGCCAATCCTGCTTGACGGCATCCGCAACCTGATTCGCCCGGTCCGTTGCCGATTTCAGTTCGGCGTTCAGATCCTCGATGCTTCCCGCCTTGGTGCGAATCTGCTCTTCCACTCTTCTTACTTCCGCCACGGCCCGGTCATAGCTCGGGTCGTGGATGAGGAAGTTCTCGAAGTCTGAAGCGGTCATGGGTTCGTTGCCCGCAGGCCTCACGGCTTCCGGCACAAAAGGTTTGATCGGGGGCAACTCGGGTGTCTCGGCCTTCGCGGCAGTCTTGACGGGAGCCTTCTCGGGTGCGGTAGTCGCTGTCTCCAACGTTCTCGTTATAGGTGCCGCTTCCGCAGACAATCCCGCCTGCTGGCGCAACTCCCGCACTTTGGCCGAATCCGTGTACCAGTTCGACCAGTCCGCGATCTGTTGCTCGAGTTCGCCGATCCGTGTCTCGACCGCCGCACGGTCGCCCGTCTTGAATCCATATTTCTCAACAAGCGCCGCCCGTTCTTTGGTGGATAGGCGGAGAGCCGACTTGAGAGCCGCATTCTCGTCCCGGAGCCCCGCCATCTTGCGGGAGGCTTCCTTGGCGACTGCCGCGGCCTCGACCATCACGGTGTCGTCACGGCCGAACAGGTCGAGATTGACACCCGATGTCGTGGACTGGATTTTTAGGATGTTGACGTAGTTGGAGAGTTCGTCGGCGGTCAGTTCCTTCGCGCGCTGGATTCCCGCATTTTGCAGGCCCTCGTCGCGGGGAGCTGCCGCCGCTATTGCTGCGGCTTTTCCTTCGCCAATCTGATCGTTTCGATAGAGGGTATAGAGACCATCGGAGGCATACTGGCCAATTGCGAAGCCCTTTCGTCCTTTGTCGCGCGCCAGAAGTCCTCGGCTGGATGCTTCTTGTTCTGTGACTTGGTTGGCTTTGAAGTAGGCCGCATAGTCTTTTACACTTCCTTGTCCATCACGGATGTTCGACTCTGCATCGAACGTGGCCGCCTGGACCGCCGTGAAACCGTCCGCCTCGCGTACTACCTGGGCGGGGATCGTCTTCTCTCCTGAGCGTACCGCAAGATCGTAGCGGTGTCTACCTGTGATGACTTCCATCCGACCGTCGGTCCGTTCCCACACCACGATGGGGGCCGTCCCGAGGCGTTCGTACTGCTTGCCTGCCAGGGGTTCAATGATGCCCTGCGCATTCGCCCCTTCCTTGAAGTTGGGGACATCCTTGGAGATTGTGATCTTGTCGAGAGGGACTTCTTGAACCGGGATCTTGTTGGGGTCGAATTGCGTCACCGCAGGAAGCGGATCGCGGGGGGCCGTCTCAGGTGCAACGATGGACGTCTGTACTTCCTTGGCGACATCGGCGAGTCCCCACCCGGCCCCCACCATGTCACGAATAGCCTCTTCCTTCGTGGCGTAGTCCATGTGGCCGGTGGGTTCGTTGGTGGCCCTCTCGAAGTTGGTAATCTGCCATCCCCCACCCTCGCGCGTGCTCGGATGTAGGATGTCGTAGTAGTCGGGCTGGTTACCCTTCGTCCATTGCGAAGCCGGTTTGTCCGACAGATACGCGATGACTTCCTCTGGCGTTTTCGGTTTCTCGAACGATTGAGTCGCACGTCCGGTCAGTAGAACGATTTCCGCATCTGAATACTTGACTACATCATAGCCGTGTTTCCGGGCAAAGGAATCAACAGCATTTTTCCATTCCAGAGGGTTGGTCCGAATGCCTTTGATTTCTTCGGTAAGAAACGCCTCTTTTCCGCGCGCCTTCGCTCCTTCAATCGCACGATCGTAGTAATCTGATGCCACGGCATCGACAAGACCTGCGGGTGCCTTCTCGGGTTTCAGAGATGCATTCAGGACTTTCGCTTCGGGATTAAGTTTGATTTCACTTACCGTGTTCCCATACCCCTTTGCATATTCGGGTTTGGTAGCTCCATAAAACCCCTTGCCGTAGAATCCATAGTCCCGTTGTTGTGTTTTCGAGAGATCCACGGATTCAATTTTCTTTGTACCGGCATGATAGATTATTCCGAGTTCGGAACCCGTCATATCCCATGCGTTTTTCGTGGGTGCCTCGAACATGCGCATCTGCTGCGCTTCATCCTTGACTTGCCCGGGCGTCATTTCTGCGAAACCAAACTTCTCCTGCACCGCTGGCGCGGGTTTGGGAACCGCCGGCGTCTCTTTCGGTTGTTCGAGCTGGAAGTCTTCCGAGTGCAGTACATCCCCGACGTTCTGGTCACCGGGTTTTTCGGAGAACCAAGTCACGGGCATTTCGCCAAAGGTAGTCAGAAGTGTCTTATTCAAGTCGGCAAGATCGGCTTCGAGTGCAAGACGTTCCTCTGGTTTTGCCGTGGCCAGCCGCGCCTTGATCTCCTCCACACGCGCCCGAGCCTGTGCCATACGCTGGTCGTAGATCGTCTGTTTCTGCTCGACGGTCATTTCGGGCCGGGGCGGTTCGATGGGGACCGTCTCCAGGGGTTTCGTGGTGGGTGTCACAATGTTCCGCACCGTGTCTCGCACCTGCGTTTCAAGTGCCGAATCCTTGGCGATGCGGTATGCTCCTCCCACGGTGCTCGCCCCGGCTATCATGGTTCCCATGATCGCCATCGGTTGCGCTTCGATCCCCGCCTCTTTCAGCATGTTCAAAAATTGTTCGTGTGGAAGATTGGTCCCGGCCCACTGGTTGCTCGCCTCGACCGCCGCCTCATTCACGGCTTTGTTGGCGAGGGTCATGCCGTAGGCGAGTGCCTCCTGCTGGGTGGCTTCCAAGCCGAGCCGGACTACGGATTTGCTCAACAGGGCCTTTGCAATCGCGGTCCCCGCGATCCTTTCTCCTGCGCCGGCCGCCGCCCCGATCTGCAACGTGTTCATGGCGTCAAAGATGAGTGCCGATACCCCCGCTTGCACACGCGCGACCGTGGGATCCATTCCTGCGTCAATCGAGGCTCGGTAACTGGCTCCGATGGCCTGCTCGTTCATGTCCTTGATGATCCTGCCGCCCTGGATCGGAACGACGCCAACGGGTGAGAGGGCGAGAACGGAAGCAATCCCCGCCACAACCTTGTCAACGGTCGATGCCTTGGGATCGGTGAGAGCGCCGGTGTAAGCCTCTTTGGGAAGTTCAAAACCGAAGGAGTAGATTTGCTTGATAAGGTCACCAGGAAGACCCTTGATGGTCGTCTCAGGGTCGGGAAGTAATTTTTTCTGTTCGTCTATCGCCACTTGCGTCTCGGGTGAGGTATCCCCGAATGCCTGTCGAGCGGATAACTTGGCAATCTGCCTTCCAACCTGTTCCGTCTTGATCGTGTTGCCGAGCCGTTCAACCGCATTCGGCGTCTTCTTCCCGTAGAACTGGTCCGCCACCGAGTCGAAGTTCTGGTGAATGAACACCGGGGACATCCCCGTTTTTTCGGCGAGGTACTTCGAGAGATCCATCTTCGCATCTTCCGTCTGCGGATCAGGGGACACATTGAGAATGTCCTGTCTCGCCTCAGCGGGATCAGGAGGAAGTGGTTCGATTCCTGGAAGCGCCGGGGCGTTGGTGTTCTCAGGGAAGGAAAGGTCGGACATTATCTCCACACCCCGGGCCGTCCGGCCTGCGCATCGAGCCACTTCCAAGTTGTCTGTTGGGTCTGCGGATCATACACCGGGGTCCACCAGATGCCCTTGGTGTCCTGAATCCGAATCTGCGCCGAAGAGGTATTGACGCTTGCGATCTTGTTGCCAGTTTTCAGGAAATCGTCCATTGCCAGGGTCTGTATTTTCTTCTTCGTGGCGATCGCGGCCTTGTCACCTGCCGCCGCCGCCTCATCGATCTTCGGCAATTCACTCATGACCGTGGCAAACGCCGTTGCAGGTTCGTTGCGTGCGCCCAAGACGCCAAGTATTTTCCCTTGGGTCTGCGTGGTCCCGTACCACTGGTTCAACTTGTCGGTGATGTACTGGTTCTTGTTGAAATCGAGAATCCTCTGCGTACCTTCCTGCAACTGTTGGGGAGTCATGGTCTGCGCCTTGGGAGAGTTTAGGAAACGTTCGACATCCGCCGTCGCACTGGCATTCCTCTGCGTGTTCTCGGCGGGATCGTCCTTTCCCGTAGGTAGAAGAGTGCCAGCATCATGGATGAGCGTTGATCGAATCGGATCGGGATCGAGTTGCAATCCCTGAAGGAGCGAGGTCATGTGTGCGGCGGTGATAGAGTGATCGACTGTACCCGCTTTGACGATCTGATTGGAAAGTGCCGCCGCTGAAACCGGGTCTTTCTTCCTGTCGAAAGCATAGACTTGGGCCGCAAGCGGAAGATAACCCGTGGAATCGTTCCAATTCTCCTTGTCCGTTGCCGGCTTTTTGAACGAATCCATCGCAGACCTCAGACTTGTTTCCCACTCCTTCTTCTTCTCACCAGAGTCTACCTGCGGCCACTGACCGGACTGGATCATGTCCAAGGTCAAAGCACCGGGTTTTCCTTCCAACAGATTGATGAGGGCCGTCCCCATCTGGCTGTCAACGGTGGACGTTTGAACCTTGTCGGCACGAGTCTGCATTTCCCGACGAACGGTGAGGTCATCGGTGAACCACTTCAGCAGACTCGCCTGGTCCGCAGCGGGCATCTCTTTGTCCGTGCCGTCACGGGACCGATACTTGAGGTTCTCGGGATTGACAAGGAACTGGCGCCCGGTGAGTTCGTCCATTCCCGCAACGTGCATTTGAATATTTTGCTTGGTGATGTCCTTGCGCGCGAGATCGCCGTACTCATTCTGTTTCGCCTCGGAAATCGTGCCGTCCAGGGTTGCCGCCTGAAGGAGGTCATCGACCTGGCCGATGTTTCCCTGCTCGATCGCACTTGATACATCGCTGGTGAGGTTGTCGGCCCTGACCTCTTTCGCCTTCGCAAAGTCGAACCTCGCCAGACTGTCCTTCTGCGCGATCGCTCTTTCATCGGACCAAGCCTGGAGGGCCTGCCTCACCTTTGGGATCTGCACATCTTTCATCACCGTGTCGATCCGCGCCTGGCGCTGTTGCTGGAAGAGCCAGAGGTTCGGAGTGGCCTTCATACTGTCGGGAACATCGTTCATCCGGGGATCCCGGGAGGTGATCGGCTTCTCCTCGATGTTGCGCAGGTCCGTGGTGTCCCCGTCGGAGATCTGCTTCATCTTCGCGCTGTACTGGTCGTTCTCGATCTTCGTGATGGTGGAGTCTGCGAGTTGAACCGCCCCGTCGAAGAGGGTGGAATAGAAGTTTTTCTGCGCGTTCTGGAGGGCAGCGAGACCCTGGAAGGAAGGGTTCGGCTGGTTGGGGGCCGGCTTCTCGACTTCCTTTGCCTCGTAGGTGGGAAGGTTGATGATACCCATCAGAGGAGCAACTTTGCCAGGCCGGCGATCTTAATGCCGGCACCTAAGATCGTTTGCCAGGAGTTCCAGCTCGCCGCCTCCTTCGCGTACTGCGCATTCACATCGTACTGCTCACCCGCCTTCAGCATGGACACGGCTGTATTCTCCCCGCTTCGGAAGAGGGTGCGCTTGTCACGTTCCATCTGGTCGCGCGTGCTCACCATCGTCAGGAGGTCACTCCCGCCGGCGTGAAGGAGGGCATCGGGATTTTTGATATCCTGGAGTCCCGCTCCGCCCGAACCCATGGGAGTGAGTTTCGTCTGGACGTCGGTGAGTTTGCTCTGAGCGTTCTTGATCTGCGTCTGGAGCGTGTCGTACTCGGAAGGCCCGTTTTGGCCTCCCTTCCCTCCCTCCACCTGTGAAGCGGTGGGAAGTTTCGAGGCCATGGCCAGTTTCGCCTGCGCGTCTGCGATCTGCTTGTTGAGATCCGTGGCCTGGTTCTGGAGGTCGGACTGTATGGAGGAGAACTCCGTCGTGTCCTTCGGCCCGGTTGCAATCCCCGACTGCATCGCGGTTCCCGTGTCCACGGAGAGGTTGCCCGTCTTTGCCAGGACGGTCATTCCCTGGGCGAGTTGCTGCTCCGCCTTCGTGGTGAACATCGCAGCGTTCGCGGTCGCCTCGGTCATCAGGTTGCCGGCATCCCGCCGGGACATATCAGCGTTGTACTGTGCCTGCTGGACCGCGGCTTCGTCAGCCGGACTTGCGCCCATCGATGTCCTCCCTGATGCGCGCGTAACGGATCATGTCGCGGCCGAATATGTCGTAACTGCGCATCACTCCTTCAGCCACGAAGCCGAAATGCTCGACGAATCGGCAGGCGACCTTGTTGATGGAAAGTACGTCCGCCTGGAGCCGCCTCAGATGGAACTCCAACTGGAGCCAGTCCAGGATGTCGCGCGTCCAGATGACCACCTCGAAGGCGTAGGATTTCAACAGTGAGGAACACGCCAGCCACGCCTCCGCCATGCCCTTCCAGTAGATCGTCGCCCCGAAGCAGGCCACCACCAGGTCGTTGACCGTGAAGGTGAGCGCCGGCCCATGACCCATGCGGGTGCGTGCCGTGCGCGCGTTCAGTTCCTCCATGCCGGGTGCGGTCTCGTTGAGGATGTCGATGAGGTCCTGCTCTTCGAATTGACGAATCTTTCCGTCGAAGACGAATCGGTGGTGAAGTTGCCGCAGAGGGATCATGAACCCACCTGCAATTCGTAGACGAGTTCCGCGACTGTCTGCGGGAGCGGTTGCGTACTGGTGATCCGAACGTTGCCCTCAAAGTCGGAGAATCCGTCGAAAAGGAACCTCATCCCTTCGGTCTCCTCGACGGGGTCTACGTCCATCGTGGGCACCCCGTCGAAGACGATCTGCTCATCCGCATGTACCCCGTCCCCCGCCTGGGCATCTCCTGTCTTGTAGAAATGGGCGAAAACTTTCTTCACACGTTTCAGGTGGTTGCCGCCAACGGCGACCGGCATCGGCTGGATGATGGAGGTGAACGGAAGACCCACCCTCACCTTGTTGGCGTACTCGGCCAGAGTGATCGCCCCACCCGTGACCACCGCATCGGAAATGACTGAGGCATCCCCCAGGGTCTTCACAGTGCAGCCCTCGAGATGGTCCAGGCCCGTGATGTGGTTGTACACCTTCTCCACAAGGCCACCGCTGCCAGGTACGGGCTGCCCTGAGAAGTCGATCGTGGTGCTTCCGTCTCGGGTCCAGAGTTCGAAGGTATCCGTTGCCTTGTTCTTGACCGTGTAGACCTGACCGTTGGCGTCAGTGATCCCTGCCACACCAGAGAAACGCACCAGGTCGTTGTTGGCGAATCCATGCGCAATCGCAGTGCAGACCGCGGGATTGGCCTTCGTGATCCCGCTCACCGTCACCTGCGCTCCGCCATCCCACACGATTCCTGCATCCACGCCGTGGTAGTCTTCCATGTAGTCCCAATCGCGAGGTGCGAAATGCTCGATATGCCTGACCAACACTCCTCCGATGGTCCTGGCAACAGAGACCCAAACTTGGTCTTCTACAGTGGTCGGGATGACGCAAGCGGATTCTACCAGGCCGGTGAGGTCGTGCTGGCTCCATCCGATGACAATGGTGCTCGGGTGCACCGTGGTCCCGTAGATCCCGCTCTGCACCATCGTCTCCGTCTGCTCAGGAATCCTTCCGTAACTCCCGCTGATGAGCACACCATCCTGCGTCCAAGCCCAGAGGATGGTCGTAGGATCGCGCTGGTGAACCATCCCAATGACCCCATGCCCGGTGATGTGACCGGCGAGAAAGGTGATCTCATTGGGCAGGTACTTCTGAGTACCGGCCTCGAACTGGAACCGATAGATTTTCTTTCCGGACTTCCCGACAAAACATGCGAAATCATCGACCATGATCGCAGGCACGTCCCCGCAACCGACTGCGGCCTGGAGTTGCGGCCACCACACCGCATCCCCGGTGAGAGTGCTTTCCTCGCCTGCCACTCGGTACGGCCCGAGGGAGGTTCCGAACAGGAACGCATCACCGGCAAGAAGCCAGAGGATTTCCGCGTTCTTCTGGACCAGGGGCGTCTTCTGCCAGGCGTCGGTAGCAAGAGCGGGAGTCGCATATCCCGTATGAGTTCCGGAGGTCGAACCCGTGAAATTGATCGGAGTCCCGCTCCCGGCAACCGCGCTGACCTGGAAAGTGTCCGCAGTGATGGAGGAGCCAATGATGTAATACTCCACCCCGACCAGAAGGCCGGTGGGAAGTGCGCCGGTGGTGGTGAAGACCACTGACTGATTCGCCGTCAGTCCATGCGCCGTCCAGTAGACCACGCCAGGGGAAGCCACCGGGCAGGTGACAACCGCCGATGTTTCAAGTGAAAAGTTGTTGTACTGCGCCGTCCTCGAACCCCAGAATGTAGAGAGTGCAACCGGAGTCTTTGCCAGTATCTTCCTGTCCTCATAGAACTCGATCAGCGCAGGGTAATTCGTCGCGAAGTTCTCTTCACCCGCACCCGCGGTGTTCGTCACGTCCGCCAGGGTCCATGAGTTGTCCGATACCCTTGTGAGCATCGCCTCCTTGTGGCCTTTGCAGACGATGTACATATACGATGAGACCTGGCGCACCCTGATGAGGGGAAGGTCGCTTTCCGTGTAGGTGGTACTCGTCTCTACCGGCGTCCCCGGTGGGTTCTCGATCCGTAGCCCCGTGACTCCGCTGTAAAAACGGATGTAGTTGTGGCCGAACTCCAGGACGCGCCCCTCGGTGGGAGAGATGACCCACGGAATCAGAAGGACTTTTCTGCTCAGGGTCTTCGCGCTTGCGGCGTAGAGAGTTCCGCTTCGTTTCTCCGCCGGTCCCTGGGAAAGAGCGAAAGCATTCCTGAGCTTTCGGCATCCCTGCTTGTAGAAGGCGGAGTCAGACCTGCCGACGTACTTTTCCGACAGCTCCCCGTAGGCGAATGATGCTATGGCGTAATCGGTGGCAGGCATTAGAGCCTTCCCCGCGGATTACCGAACCTCCCTTGGACCCAACCCTCATCCTTCAGGCGAGGTTCCTGTGCTCCCTGGGAATCGGCCCCGAATGCGGCGAGCACCGATGCCTGGTACATCTGCAACAGGCCAGGATCGAACTCCCCATTGATCGGTTTCGCGAGGTTGGAAGCCAGCAACCACCCCAGGGCATCGACAAAGGTGGGCGGGAACTGCGTGGGATCGGTGATCCTCGCCACATACTTCAACCCTGCAACTGCCAGGTTGGTAATCAGCGTCCGCCCTTCTCTCTTGAAGACGTAGCCGATGAGTTCAAGATAGGACCCGGAGCCGAATGGATCCTCCCATAGACCGCTCTCGCCTTCCGTGTCGGACATCAGCAAGAAATTAGAGATCGGGCCGAGAAGGACGAGGGGCCGCAGGCAGTACGGTTCCTCTGGTAGCTGATAGATGTACGTTTTCGATGTCAGGTTCACTCCCGTCACAACTGAAAGCACCTGACGTTGGATGGCAAAAGCCCAGGGACGCTCCTCGAGAAGAGCATCCCTGGTGGGTTCGTAGAACGTTCGGCAGAGCGAGGCCGACTTCGTGGTGTCGGACACCAGATCCGTGATCGGTTCTCCCTGCACCCTTGCCAGGGCGATGTTGCAGATCTGGACCTCGCTGTCTGCCATCTGACTTTCTCCTTACGTGGTCGTGCGCACGTCGCTGTCCTCACCGAGGGTGAGGAATGTGGTGATCGTGCTCGCCACCAGTGCCGTGGTCGCCAGGTAGTACAGGCCCAGTCGCTCGTAGGGGATTCCTTCCGGAAGCGCCATGCGCATCAGAAGGCCCGTGGTGAGCATGGCCGATGCCAGTCTGGCTTTCATCACTTCCATGAACACGTCCGAGGACCCAGGGTCGGCTCCTGAGGAGCAGACGAGCTGGATGGTCAGGCCGTTCGCTGAGGTTGTGAAGACCGTGGTGAGGTAGATGTTCAGGAAGATCGGATTCCCCCTCGCCATGTCCCTGAGTGCCTTCCCGTCGATGATGTTCGTGGAGATCGCGGAGGCGGTGATTGCCTGGTCCTTCGAGAATCGAAGGTTGCTGTCTTGTAGTTCTCCCATTTCCTTCTCCTTCTCTTACGAGACCACGGCTTCGACGTTGGTGAGGGCTTCGGTCAACACGATCGACGTGTTGTAGAAGTTGTCCCTCATCTCCCCGTACTTGTCGGGGCTCATCCCCAGGAGGGCCTTGTTCACCGTGTTCTTCTTGAGCTGGTACTTCGCCTGCCTGTTGCAGAAGATGTACCGCTCACCCTCGGGATCGGGCAGGGACTCGATCATCCAGATCACCATGTCGGGATCGACTTCGCCTGCGCCCGTGGTCGTGTTGATGTTGCACAGCCTTTGGACTGCGCGGTCATCGTAGGGCACCATTCCCATGAAAATGTCGAAGAGGGTGATGTACTTGTGGAGTCCCGCACCCGTGGCCGCCACGGTGATGCACCACTCCAGCCCCATGTCCTGCATCCGGATGAATCCGCCGCTCCACTCCCCAACGGGCTTGGCCGGCTGTGCCGCCTCACCGTAGAGGAGATTGAACTTCGCGAATCCCGGCTGGATGACCCAGAGGGAGGTGTTTGCGGATGAGACCGCGCCTCCTGCGTTCTTCACGCTTACCGTCTGCGCCAGCGTTCCGTAGCGGACGTTCAACCCGCGTAGCTTCCCGGGGGTTCCTGCCCCGTAGAAGATGCGGGATGCCATTCCCTGGCCGAGACCTTCCGAGTGGATCATGTCCATGGCGTAGCGGTACTCGGCAAACGCCGGGCCCTTGATGCGCTCCAGGATGATGTCCTGCTCGGACCGGCTTTCGATGTAGGACAGGGCCTCCGTCCCCTGCCCGACCTGGCCCTTGCTTCCGACCGAACCTTCCCCGATGGCCCGCTCTGCGGCATCAGGGAGGCCGACTTCCTTGCTGTAGATGTGGCTGGTCAGTTGGTTCGCCTGCTCCCAGCCGGTGAAACGGAGCACCCCGTTTTTCCGGTGGAGGTTCGTGGAGATCTGCAACTGGACCTTGTTGTCGTGGGTCTTCGCGATATCGACTATCGTATAGACCGATGAGAGGTCAATTCCTGCCATGACCTACCCCCTCAGAATCGCTCGGTCCCAGCCCGTGCGTTCCTGCTACCCAGTCGAGGGGGTCGGTCTTCCCGAAGTGGTCGGGCCAGACGGCCTTGAAAGGTTTGCAGCGAACGAGGTAGAGGTCCCTCAATCGCCGGCGGGCAACGCCCGCCTTAGTGCATCGCGCCTGTAAGATAACTCTTCTTGTATACTTCCTTCAAGTCGGGTCCTTCGTCAGCAGCGCCCGTGCCTCCGCCCGAGGACGATGCGGTTATGCCCTTCTCGGTGAAGAGGGTCCCGATCTTCACCAGCATCTTGATGAGCCGCGGGTTGTTCCCGAGGCCGGTGGCGTCCAGCTCGTCCTTCAGCTCCTTGCCGCCGAACTTCTCCACCAGCGTGAAGGCACCCGCCAGGCGCTCCTCGGCCTTCTCCTTGTACTCGGTCTGGAGTTCGTCGCGGACTTTTTTCGCGTTCTCCTTCTGAAGGTCGGCGTATGCCTTGCGGGCAGAGACAGTCCGCGCCGTCTCGAAGTCCACGAGGCGCTGAGCTTCCTTGCCGTCGAGTTTCAACTCCAGGGCCAGGGCAGCGAACCCCTTTGTGTCCTCGGGTCTCTTCAACTCCTCGGGGAAGTCCTGGGGGAAGGTGAAGGCGTAGCCTTCGGGTTTCTCAGGGACTCCCGGTTTCGGGCCGACCTTCGCCTTCAGCTCAGCGTGCTCCTTGATGATGGTGCGGACGTTCTTGGCAAACTCCGGGAAGGTGCTGCCCAGTTTCGCGAAGTCCTCGCCTCGGTCCCCCACGGGGATCTGCGCCATCCACGGCGCCCGCTCTTCAAGAGTGGGCGTCGATGCAGCGTCTCCCATTACTTCTTCGCCGCCATGATGAGCCAGTGTTTGATGAAGAGCTGGAGGAAGTACAGGTCGTCCGAGAGCTTCGTCCTCGTTCCCGCCAGGGCGGTCTTGTACTTCGCCAGGAACTTCGACTCTTCCTTGCCCGTCGTGTAGACACCCAGCACCATCTTGTCGATGATGCCGTTCGTCTGACCGACAACCACTGCAACCGGGTTACTGCACAGCATCGTTCACTCCTCCTGCGCCCATTTCGGCGCTCTTTTCCTTTCTCCACTCCTCAGTTTTCGGTTCCACCTCCGGCTCCTCCGTCGGCTCCGGCGTGACGTCTTCGATCATCTTGTCCAGGTCCTTTAGGCGCTTGTCCAGGCTTTTCTCCAGGTTGACCCGATCGAGTGCGCGGAGTTGGTTCTCTTTCGCCCGGATCAACTCACGCTTCTCCGCGATGCGAATGTTCTCCGTACTTTGTCCTCTCCGCTGCTCCAGGCGCTCCAGGAGCATCGTCTCCCAGTTGTCGGGGTACACGGCGAAGAACTGCCGGCCCAGGTCGTAGGCTTCCTGCTCGCCCATCCCTATTTCCTTAGCCAGCGCCAGGGCTTGCTCACTCAGTAGCATTTCACGCTCCTTTCTCAAATGCGGCGATATCGCCCTTCCATCCCATCTCGGCGACGTGGGGGAACTTGCAGATCCTCCTGTAGCCGAGGTCCGTCTCGTAGAACTCCTGCTCGTCGAACCAGCAGCGGTGCCGCTCCAGCTCGTTGCCCTCGACTTTCTCCTGCGGGTACTGGAAAAGAGGTGTCGAGACGATCATACGTCCGGGCAACTCCAGGAGGCGTAGTGCCGCCTTCTTCTCGAAGTGCTCGACGACATCCATGCAAAGAATGAGATCCGCCTTCACTTGGATTGTCCCGTCCAGAACGTCCTCGATCTTCGCGTAGATGAGGTCGGCGTAGTACTGTCGCACCTGGTCCTGCATGAGGTAGGGAAGGAAACCATCGAGGCCGATCCACTTGCACTCGTACTTATACCAGACGTGGGCGCAGGCGCCGTACAGCCCGATCCCGCAGCCGAGGTCAAAGACGGTCCGCGGCTTTATCACGGTGCAGATGTACTCAGTGACCCACTTACGGACCTCGAGACTGGAGAGGCCGCGGTTCTGGATCGGGTCGGCCATGATCCTGTTCATACGAACTTCCCCAGGGCCGCGTCTATCGCTTTCCGTGCAGCATCCCGAATGGCCATGTCAACGTCATCCACTGTGCGCAGGTCGCGCCTGGAGATCCGAACGCCGACCTTCTTTGTATCCGAACCTACCTTCACGGTAAGAACGTAGTACACCCATACGATGTCACTGCGCTCCTCGACGCTCTTGACCCCGAGAGCTTCCCTCCAGTCGAGCGGGAACATCTCCTCACTCACGGTGCCATCCTCAGCCGGCGCAGGATCGCGCGGCGGTCCCCGTCAGCATCGCCCCACACGCCGAGGCGGTGGAGGATCGATTTCATGGCGTTTTGCAGGGCCATGTCCTGTTCGTTGTAGGCGGGTCCGAAGAAGTGCAGAATCTCCCCGATTTCTTCGAGAACCGTGAGGCCCGCATCCCCGGTGAAGGCAATCTGGAAAGCCGCCCGTAGCCGGTTGCGCCGGCCCAACTCCTCCGGGGAGACGGTGAGTTTTCCAAGTCCCTTCTCATCCATATCGGCCATCAAGGACTTCCCAGTGTCTGCACGGGTGCCATCCCTCCGCCCGCTGGGGGAGTCATTGCGGGAGCCATCGGGCTGCCCGGTTCGACGGTCTGCTGCGGGTTGACCTGGCTCTTCTGAGCGTTGGCGACCGCCGCCTGTTGTGCGGCTTGCGCGGCCTTTGCCGCAGCGTCCAGGGCGTCCTGATACTCCTTGTCTGTCCGAAGACTCTCACTCGGCGCACCGTTGGCCGCCCATATCCGGTCGATGAGAATCTGCGGCTTCACCTTCATCAAGGTCTGGTTCCACAACTTGAACACGGGAAGCGCAGTCTCCAGGGCGTTGGTGATCCCCTGCTCCATGGCGACCATCTTCTGCTGCTGGGAAAGAGGCCCCTGGTATTCGACGCGCAGAGCCTCACTCATCAGTTCCTGGGGTAGATCGGGAAGCCTACCGGCATCTGCCTCGATCTGGAGAAACCGGGAATGAATCCTATCGAGAGCTTCGGTTTCAAACTTGCCGACCGTCGATGCCACGACTGAAAGTGCCTCCCGCTTGCGTTCGTTTACTTCACGAGCGGTCATCTGCTGTTCCATCTGCTGGAGCATCAGGTAGTAGTCAACCTTCATGCCCTTGCGGACCTTGGTTTCCATCTGCTGGAGGGCCTCGTAGTCGAATCTGTACCCGGAGATTTCGTCTTTGAACGCCCTCCGGTTAGGGTCTCGATAGTAGTTCGTGGCATCCGGGTCAAGTGACCATGCCCTGCCTTCCTCTGGGAGGAACTTGGCGGGTTCAGCCTGCTTGTTTGCCACCAAGAGGAGCGTTCGGATCATCTGGTTGCAAGTCCTGATGTCAGGCATACAATCATCCGAAGGACCCCATCCGTAGGGTTCATTTCCGCGAACACTCCAGCGCCAGATGACCCTGGGCAGTTCCTTAGCCCCCGACTCCAGGATCATTTTCTCCCGGTCGTCATTCAACAGAAACACGTACTCCCCGTACTTCCAGGCGGCCGCCAGGGGGCTGTCGGGGTTGGCAG